TACGTATGTTAAACCCATTAATTACCCCATTCTCCTTGTGACCAAGTAAAGTTACCCCAACTCGGTGAATTTACATCTATTGTACCACGATTTGCTGTAGCTTGCAACCCTGTTGGAGTTACTGGTATAATAATTTCTGCTTGTGCTGTACCTTGTGAAGCTGTCGTTCCTAGACCTGCTGGTAATACAGTAGCATTAATTATTAATGTACCGAGAGAAGTGCTAGCTTCAATACCTCCACCAAGCTCTGTTAAGTTAAGAGTTGGCGTACCTTGTTGAGCTGTTGCTTCTTGGCCTACAAGATTTTCCGTTAAGTTAAGAGTTACAGATCCAAGAGATGTAGTTGCTTCAATGCCGTTCGCATCTTCCGCAGAGTTTAATGTTACTGAACCTTGTGCTGTTGTAGAACCTACACCAGTAATATTAATACCAAGTTTCTTAGTAACAGCACCTTGTTGTGCTACTGCTTCTAATCCTTCAGCTTGTTCTGCCCCATTGATAGTTAATGTACCTTGAGCCGTTGATGATGATACGCCACTGATTGGTATAACTAATGCTATACCCGGTGTACCAATTCGTGAAATTAGACCAAGGCCATTTGTTTGTTCTGTTAAATTAATATTAGGTTGACCAACTAATGTAGTTGTCTGTGCAGAAAATCTTCCGTGTAATGGGCCTAAAGGTATAGTTGTTGGAACTGAATCTGCATCTGGTCGTGGTTTAAATAAAACATTACCACGTCCTTTACGTAAATATTTTTGGGGTTCTAATTGTGGATGCTTTGCTTCCCAATCTTTTTTATGAACTTTGAAACCCGTCCATTCTTCACGGGCATCTTTATATCTAATCTTAAATCCAGAACGGTCATCTATTAAGACCGCTTTTTTACCTTTAGCGTATCGTGCCATTAGTACACCTGTGGTTGTACGTAAAAGCTAACTCTTTCTCTATCCTCTTCTTTTGCCTTCATCCATTCTTCGTCGTATAAAGGTTTTAATATATTTAATCTATCAGGTGCAAACTTAACTGCCAACTCAACTGCTAATCCACTTATCAATGCCGGTAAATATCTTCTCGGTATGTCTGGATTTTGTGAGTATGTTGCTGTTACATCTTGTGGATATCTAATAGTCCATGATGTAAATTGGTAGTATGTTTGATCTGGTATTGGCCAAAAGTAAATTTTGTGTGTTCCCGTACCTGCATTGGTAAATTGACTATTTCTTTCAACCGCAAACTGTACAGGTTTACCTGTATCATTTTTAGTTGGAATATTTAAATAATCATCTAAACTAATTCTTTCGATAGATATATCTTGTGGATTTGATGTGTCAGAATTATCTCTAATTGCGCCATCTAAAACATCTAAGTATTGAGAAGCACTTAGTGTTATGTTGTTTACGTCTTTTGTTAAAGAAGTAGTTGTCAAATCTAATGTAAATAAATTTACGCCGTCATTAACCCACTTCGTTAAAAGCAAATTGAGAGAACGTCTAGCAGTTTTTAAATCATTACCTGTTTTAGTTTGCTGTCCAATTCTCTCGTATGCTTCCTCAATAATATGAGCAGTGTCTAAGTTAAAAGTATACGTACCAGAAGTCGCCATCTGTACTCCTATCCCATAATAATAGTTTTAACTAACCAAATAAATTGTGCAAATACCATGACACCAACTGTCCATAATACTTTATTTATTTTGTCAATGTCTTTTTGCAAGTGCACTAAATGGTTTGTTTCTATTGTGTGTATTTTTTGATTTAGTAATTTTAAATCACCTTTCATCTCAGTTATCTCCAATTTGTTTTGTAATTCAATATCAGACATCAGTCGTGAAACACAGTAATAGATGTTACATTTGTCAAACTGTGTGCTTTCATTCCGTTTGGAAAAACAACACCATCTGTTGGTAAATTAAAAGTAAAAACATCCCCTTGAGGTATATCAAACTGAATAACAGTCTGATCGTCATTGTCTCTAAGAAGTACAGAACCTGCTCCGACGCCATCACTTACTACAATGATACCTCTAAGTCTAGTTCTGCCAGCAAAGATAGTTGCGTTACCAGTTGCTCGGGTAGCTTTTACGTCTGTTGAAAAACCCATTATAAACTCCTATAAGTTAAGGGGACATTGCTGCCCCCTTTATGTTATGCTAAATTATTATTTTGAATATATTTAACAGTAATATAACCAGCACCTGAAGAACCTGTACTAGAGATAGTCTGAATTGTTACATCAGAACTTCCTACATCTGCCCATGTATCTGCATCAGTGATTGTTCCAGTTGAACCTTGCTTGATAACATTTGCAGAAGTTCCTAAAGCTAATGCAGAAAATAGTTCGTTTGCACTTGCTGAAGTTCCTACAGATAAGTTAGCTGAGTCTGGCGCTGTAGTTATATACAGAGTTATTTCGGTGATTTGTGAATTTGCTGGAATAATAATTCCAGTGCTAGCTGCACTTGCTGATTGTGACCAAGCAGCAGATTGTGCCATTTCAACAAAACCTGTATTTTGTGATCCGCCTTCACGGATTGTTCCCGCTTTAATCGGGCCTGAAAAAGTCGTTGTTCCCATTGTCTATCCTTTTGTTTGTAGTCTACTTTCGTAGTCTATGGGTTTGTTAAGGGGGCAGTTTTTACGCTACCCCCTCTAGTGTTTAGGATGGGTTTGAACCCCATACGCCACGCCAGTCAGAGAACCCAAATGAGTATCTCTCTCTAGCTTTGTAACGTACATTACCTGTTTCGAAGTCACCTTCCATTGAAGTGTTGATTGGTGATCTGTTGAACATTTTCATTCCGTGAGGAGAATCTGTTCTAATGAACCAACGTTTACTTCCAGTGAATCTGTGGTTAAGATGATAACCGCCCGGTAACATACCTTTCGATACGAGAGCGTTTACATCATTGTCCGCAGTTCCAACTCTGTATGGAGATGCCATCAATCTTTCGGCAACAAACACAAGTTGTCTTGGAATGTGCAAAGTTTTACCTTGAAGAGCCACCGGAATGTCTCTGTCATCAGTAAAGCCAGCGATACCAATTAACGCGTCTTCCAGAGAAGTTTCTGAAAGTTCTGCTTGTGTAGTGAACGTATTAGCTTGTGCTGAACCACTTTGTAGTGGGTGATCAGTAGCACATAATACTTTACCGTCTCCACCTAATTGTGAAGAAGAGAAAGCGTTATTGAATACGTTTGATGCTTTAGTTTGTTTAGCTGAAGCCATTGATCTAGCTAATGCTTTTGTTAGTCTAGTAGACAATTTATCATACAGATTGTCTTCCATAGCTTCCTCAGTAATTGAGAATGCCATAGCGACAGTTTCGTGTTGATATCTTGATACCCAACCTTCTCCAGTATCAGCATAGTTAACAGCTTGACCTTCAAATTTTACAGAAGCTTCTCCGAAACCGGGGAATAATACTTCTTCTTCGAAGGCTCTATTTGATGATTCCTGATCGAATAGTACGGCATGCTCATTTTCGTATCTGTTATATTCAGTTCCAAAAATGGCGTGTAAACCCGGTACTAATTCTTTAAGGATTTGACCTCTTGATATAGCCATAGTTATTTACTCCTTAATTATATACCAGTAACGCCTGTAGCGCCGTTACGATGTTGGTGAGTGTTAATTCTTACAAGAACGTTCATAGTAGTTCCAGCACTTGTAAAACCTAAATCATCTTGCGCACTACCTAAAATTTGTAGTGGGAAAGTGTTTGTAGTATTCTTTGTGCTAGAGTCTGCTACGAGACCGCTTTTGAAAGTTACTGTTGAGCCAGATGGTGATGCAACGATTTGAACGTTTTTTCCTACATCAGCAGCAGCTATTGCGGTAGTGTCTTGATCCGATTGAATCTTAAAAAGAGTGTTAGGATCGTCATACACATAAGCTTTAAATTTAGCTTTAGCAACAGTGCTTGCAGCGATTGAACGTACAAATTTAACATCTCCACTTGAATTATCTGAGTATTCAGCACCCCAGAAAACACCTACAACTGCACCCGGTGACGCAGCACCCATGTCAGTTACAATGTTTCCAGCAGAGTAAGTTACTAAGTCACCTTCAAAAAATGCTGAAGGTGCAGTAGCAGCTATTCTGTAGCCGTTTCCGTCAGAAAAATTATTGGCTCTGATAGTTCCGCCGTTAGATTGTCTAACTGGTTCTAATCCATATCCTGCCATAATAATCTCCTTATTGCAAGTTAGTTATTAAATTCTTCTCAGAGCCACCCAAAGGTTACTCCTCGAATTTTGGTTTTGAACCAGAACCTTGTGTTACCGAAGTTCTTGATTCATCTGATACCGGCATTGAAGGGTTTTGTTGTTGCATATATTCAGCACTATATGCTTGACCCATTCTTCTAGTTTGGTCGTCGTAGTACTGTTCTTTTTGATTCACAAATTCCTTTGTGTTTTTCATCAAGATTAGATCACCTGATCTAACAGTACCAGCGTGTTTGCCAGCTGACAACACATCGGCATGAAAGTCATCCCCAAGTTCATCGGGTGTGACCGGCACATAACCTTCGCGCAGTCTTTCGTGGACATTTGAATCATCTGGATTATTTAACAGTTCATGTCGAACCCAGATATATTCCATACCTTCTTCTTTTTTACCCTTAGGAATGTCCAGTCTTTTTAATGGTTCCCAAGATTTAGTTCGAGTTGCCGAGTCCCGACTTTTACGGCTGCTTTTTGTTGCTTGTGTCATTTCTAACCTCCCGCCTTCTGGCGCACTTTTTGTCGCGCATATTCTTGTAAGGAAACACCTAGTCTGCCAGCCATCTCAACTTCTGATTTGGTTAGCTTTACTTGGTTTTTCCCGATAGCGGAGCGCGTTCCGCCCATAACTGGTGAAACTTTTTTAACTGCTGTATTCTGGAATCGTTCTGGGAACTCATCACGAATACGAGAATCAAGTTCGTTATAATATTCATCTGGATTGTTGGCAGGCATAATACCTTCCTCAATTAATTCCTTATGAATTACCATAGCTGCTTGTGTCATGATACGATCTTTAGTAGTACCTCCACCAAACCATTCATTTCGTTTTTGCCAATTTAAAGCTTTACGATCTGGAACAGAACTCTGTGGAGCCTCTGTTTTTGATTCTTGTTTTGGTTCTTCTTTAACTGTCGTATCAGTTTCAGCCCTTGCCTTGTACTGCTGTGCGATTAAAGTTTCGGCTTTAACTGAAGCTAAAGCGTCTTGTGCTTTAATTTCCGCATCAATATCTCCTGCCTCTTTGGCTGTTTTGAGTGCAGATAAGGACTGTTTCTCCTGAGCACTTAATCTCTCTATGTAAGAGTTAATTGCTTGCAGTTCGGAATCTTTAGTTCGACTTTGAAGTTTCGTTCTTTCTGTTGTCCAAGATTTCTCTTGGTCTTCCAGATTTTTTAATCTAATTTCTAAGTCTTTCTTTTCTTTAACAAGCCTTTTGATTCTTTTCTCAGCACGCTTGCCAAATTGTTTTTTGTCTTTAGATTCCTCCGGATCTTCAGATATGTCTGTATCATCGTCATCATCTGTTGATTCCTCAACATCAATTTCTTCTTCTACAGTTTCTTCGGATTGGACTGGAGCCTCTTCTTGAACAGGCTCTTCAGGCATAGTTTCTTTTTTGCCTTCAGATTCTTCGGTTGGAAGATCTACAATTATATCTTCTTCTAATTGTTCTTCTTCTTTTTTAATTTCGTCTACCATTAGACCTCCTTCGGTTGCGATCCGCGTGTTACGCTTTGGTATATTCTACACTAATAATTAAATTAATGCAAGTCTATTTGTGTGTTATTTTAGAAGGATCTGGTATTACCGCTACTACTTCGTCATCATTGATCAGAGAATACTCTTCTCCATCATGTTTTACTTTTAATCCGACGTATTTTCCGGTTAAAACCCAGTCTCCTATATTACACCATTTAGAATCTTTATCGTTATAACAGTCTTTTCCCATGTCAATTACTTGGGATACAACGCAAGAAAACTTTGCCGCATCTTTAGAGTCGTCTGTTAGTATGATACCTCCTGCTGTTTTATTAGATACTTCTCTTGGTTTGAGTAATATCCTAAAGCCAGAAGGCTTTGGTAATGTCTTTATTGTCATAGATTATTCTCCTTGTATAGTTTTTTATGTTCATCTAGTACCCTAGATTTCATGTCTTGCAATGTATGAGCAATGCCTAACATGTATTTATATGAAGCGAAATCATCTGCCCCCACACCAGATAGCTGATCTTTGTTGGCATCAATCGCTTCATCTAAAGCTTTTAATAAATTATTTTTTAAAGTACTTGCATCCATCTTGCCTCCTGTAGGTAAGGGGGCAGTTTAGTACCCCCGTACTTTATTTAATATTAATTGTTTTAGGTTTCTTTTCCTCTGGTACAATCTTTTCAATGTGAATTGACAGTAAACCATTTTCTAGTTTTGCATCCTTCACTACCATATCATCTGCTAAAGCAAACGATCTGATAAATGATCTTTGCGAAATACCTTTATGCAAGATATCTTTGTCTTCAGCTTTATCTTTCTTAATAGACTTAACTGTCATT